TGCTCTGTAAAAAGGGGCATATTCCCGTCCTGGATGCCTACGCCATACACTACATACTCCGACGATCGTGGGACAAGACGCTACGCATCTTCCATACTTATACATTGGCCAAGCTTGAAAAATTTGATCATTGTGACCATGACACACGTCCTATGTGCAATGCTAGGGGAAACCTTACGTACAGACAGGCGAATTATGGGCTGTGGATCTACACGCAGTGGATTGGCGGGCGCGTCACAAAGACCTCAAGTCATAGAATCTCGACGGAAGCGGTTACTCAACTGTGTTCCAATCCGAGAATCATGCATCTGAGAGGGTCGGATGAAACGGTGAAGGAGCAGATTAAGATGCAAGTCTCGACTATGGAATGTGTGAACATTGACAGAAATCATGTGCTTGCTGGCGAGTCTCTCTCAGCCGCGCTGGAAGCCGTTGGCTTTGCTTTCTATAAGCATTGCCAGCGGAAGACGGCTCATCTGCCTTTTTAGAAGGCCCTGCCAACGGAGCTAAGTGCTTGTTTGGTTACATCCCTGGAGAGCAGACGCTACCTGACATCTCCACGGGAGTCAAGGAAGGAGTGGAAATAAAGATACGTAATGTCGCGCCGACGGAAAAGCGCGCTGTTGCGGTAACCATAGGAGGGGGCACGTCCGCCGTGCCCCCCCATCCTGACATCAAATCGGCACTAGGCAAAGTGGGTGGGGTCATGAAACGTGCGGCTTGCAAGACACCGGTGATAGACCGTGGCTTGTTGAACGAAATGCGCAGTTTCACGAGGCAATTTGTCCGCGAGGTTTACGTACCTTTACTTGCGGAGTCAAACATCAATGTTCAAGACTGGCTGAAGGGGAGTAGTTACCCCCTTTGGCGCCAGGAGCAGTTGATGCAAACGTACGAAACTGAAGTCGAAAGACCCGAGGTGTTGAAACATGTTGAGAAGCTTAGAAGTGTACAGTCCTTTGTCAAATCTTAGTTTTACGCCACTCTGGAATACAAGTGGCCTCGCATTATCAATGCCCGGTGTGACGCGGCTAAAACTGTCTTTGGACCTTACATTAGCGCGGTTGAGCATGCTGTTTATGGCACAACTCTTCCAGGTACTGACTTTTCACCTTTTATTAAGCACATTCCAGTCGCAGAGAGACCGAGATATATGATGCGTTTCTTTAGTGGGTTGACGGGGCAAGTGATTGCCACGGACTATACTACTTTTGAGGCCTCATTTGTCAAGGAATTGATGAGTGCGGTTGAGTTTGAGCTTTATGATTGGATGTTGAGCAGCCTGCCAGAGCATGACCAGATTATGCAACTGCTGCGCATGACCCTGCTTGGGCGAAATAAATGTGACTTCAGG